GAAGCCGCGATCTTTCACAGGCTCACACGAAAAGCCAAGCCTAACACATGGACCAAAGCAGACAAAGAGAAGTTCATGGCTTTCACAAGGGCATCTTGCCACGGCAAGCACGCCATCTTCACCAAGCACAGGGTGCAGAAGTGGGTTGCGAAGAATTGGGACTTTGAGAAGATCAAATCAGGCAAGTGGAAATTAACCCGCATGCAGAAGTCCCTTGAGAACTTGATGCGCCAGTCAAACCCTGAGTTCCGCCTTAGCGCGGCCATCAAGGCCGAGGTCATGCCCAATGGGAAGGCCCCACGGCTGTTGGTCGCAGACGGGGACGACGGACAGTTAATGGCGCTCATCGTTATCAAGTGCTTCGAGGACATAATGTTCCACCACTTTGAGAAGAAGAGTATAAAGCATTTGCCCAAAAGGAAAGCCGTAAACAGGTGTGTCAGTGAGTTGCAGCCACCCACAAGATTGAGGGAGGAGGCAGGGGCAGTGGAGGGAGACGGCAGTGCATGGGATACCACCTGCAATGCCGACGTCCGCGCCTCGGAGAACTACATCCTGTTTCACATCGCAGAGCAGCTCAAGGAGCTGGGAGTTTGCCCGCACGCATGGCATGAGGCCCACACCACGATAAACAATAAGAAGGAGTTGAAGTTGTTTTTCAGGAGTGCCATCGGCAACATGGTGAAGAAGATCCAGGCCATCAGGAGGTCAGGACACAGAGGCACCTCATGCCTTAACTGGTGGGTAAATTTTGCGATGTGGTACTGCTCGGTGTTTGAAAAGCCGCACCTTTTTCTCGACCCCGCTGTGCGCAGGGGGAGAGACGTGCTCGGCTTTGTGCGCTGGTTCAACGGGTGTTTCGAAGGCGACGACTCACTGGTGATGACGTCGCCCAAGTTCGTGCAAGGCACGGCCATAACAGACGCAGTTTTGGGTTTCTGGGATAGAGCAGGGTTCAACATGAAGTTCGTGTTCGTCGACAAGCGTGCCACATTCGTCGGATGGCACATTGCCGCGGTGGACGGGAAACTCATCGAGGACATGATGGCTCCAGAGCTCCCCAGGGCTCTCAAGACGAACGTCTCGTGCTCACCATCCATGAAGGAGTTCGCAGCAGCAGGTGATGC